CTCTCAGGGCTTCTGCGGCCGAACCCGTTTCAAGGACATCTATGGACCAGAACTGGCCGGCCCAGAGCAGCGAGCTTTGGTCGATAGAAAAGATCACGCCCTATGCGCGCAATTCCCGCACCCACTCGGACGAACAGGTCGCCCAAATCGCGGCCTCGATCCGGGAATGGGGCTGGACCAACCCGGTGCTGGTCGACGAGGAAGGCGGTCTGATTGCCGGGCATGGCAGACTGCTTGCCGCGCGCAAGCTGGGCCTGACGCAGATCCCGACCATGGTCGCCAAGGGCTGGAGCGAGGCCCAGAAGAGGGCCTATGTCATCGCCGACAACAAGCTGGCGCTGAACGCCGGCTGGGATCTCGAACTGCTGGCCGTCGAACTCGGCGACCTTCAGGGCTTCGACTTCGACCTGATGCTTACCGGCTTCTCGGACGACGAGCTGTCGAAGCTGCTGGCGGAGAAGACCGAGGGTTTGACCGATCCGGACGAGATTCCCAACCCTCCCGAAATTCCGGTAAGTTCCTCGGGCGATGTCTGGCTGCTCGGCAAGCACCGCTTGGTCTGCGGCGACAGCACCGATGCCGACACCGTGGCCAAGGCGTTGAACGGCATCACGCCGCACCTGATGGTCACCGATCCACCCTACGGGGTGGAATATGACCCGGCATGGCGGGAGCAAGCCGGCGTCGCCGCCAGCGGCTCGGCCAAGGGCAAGGTGCTGAACGACGACAAGGCCGACTGGCGCGAAGCCTGGGCCCTGTTCCCGGGCGACGTCGCCTATGTCTGGCATGCCGGCCTGTTTGCCGGGGTTGTTGGCGATAGCCTTGCCGCCAGCGGCTTCCAGCTCCGCTCCCAGATCATCTGGGACAAGGGCCAGCTGGTCCTCTCGCGCGGCGATTATCACTGGGAACATGAGCCCTGCTGGTACGCCGTGAAGAAGGGCGCGAAAGGCCACTGGGCTGGTGATCGCAAGCAGACGACCGTCTGGCATATCGCCAAGCCCAAGAAGAACGAGACGGGTCACGGAACCCAGAAGCCGGTCGAGTGCATGAAGCGCCCGATCGAGAACAATTCCAGCCCGGGTCAGGCAGTCTACGAGCCATTCTCAGGCTCGGGCACCACCATCATCGCCGGGGAAATGACCGGCCGCGCCGTCCACGCCATCGAGCTTAATCCCGCTTACATCGATGTTGCCGTGAAGCGCTGGCAGGATTTTACCGGCAAGGCTGCAACCCTCGAGGGTGACGGCCGGACCTTTGACGAGATTGCAGGCGGGAGAATAGCTGAGGCTGCATGATTACCGGCAGGAAGCCGAAGCCCACGCATCTGAAGCTGGTCACGGGCAATCCCGGCAAACGGCAGGTCAACCGTAAGGAGGCCAAGGCCAAAGCCATCATTCCGGCGCCTCCGCACCACCTGACAGCCGATGCAGTCGAGGAATGGAACCGGGTCGCCACCGAACTTTACAACCTCGGGATCCTCTCGGAAATCGATCGGGCCGCGCTCGCTGCTTACGCACAAGCCTACGGCCGCTGGGTCCAGGCCGAACGTGCGATCGCCAGGATGGCCGAGAAGGACCAGCTGACCGGCGGCCTCATGATCAAGACATCGAACGGCAACGCGATCCAGAACCCGCTGGTGGGCACCGCCAACAAGGCGGCGGCGGACATGATGCGTTACGCCGCAGAATTCGGGATGACGCCGAGTGCCAGGAGCAGGATCGCGGCCCAGCCGCCAGAAGAAGGTGCGGACCCCGCCGACCGCTTCTTCGCCTGACCGGACCCTCGCCTATGCCAAGGCGGTGGTCTCAGGCGAGATCGTCGCCGGGCCGCACGTGCGCAATGCCTGCAAACGGCACATCGCGGATCTGAAGCGCAAGGACGGCATCTGGTTCGACCAGACGGCTGCCAACCACGCCTTCGCTTTCTTCGAGGAAGTTCTGAAGCTTTCCGAAGGCCAGTTCGAGGGCGAGCCCTTCCGGCTGGAACCGAGCCAGGCCTTCATCATCGGCAGCATCTTCGGTTGGAAGCGCAAGGACGGCCGCCGCCGGTTCCGCCGCGCCTATATCGAACAGGGCAAGGGTAACGGCAAATCGCCGATCGCCGGCGGCATCGGCATTTATGGGATGACCGCCTGCAAGGAGGCTGGCGCCCAGATCTATGCGGCTGCTGCCAAAAAGGAGCAGGCCAACATCCTCTTTCGCGATGCGGTGAAGATGGTGCGGCAATCTCCGGCGCTGGCCCGGCGGCTGGAGTTCTCGGGCGGCCCGGGGCGCGAGTTCAACATCGCGCATCTGCCCTCGGGCAGCTTCTTTCGCCCGGTCTCGCGCGACACCGGCAAGACCGGCTCGGGCCCGCGGCCCTATTTCGTGCTGGCGGACGAGGTCCACGAGCTTCCGGATCGCTCGATCATCGAGATGCTGGAGCGCGGCTTCAAGTTCCGCCGCGATCCGCTGCTGTTCATGATCACCAACTCGGGCTCGGACCGCAATTCGGTCGCGTGGGAGGAACACGAACACGCGATCCGGGTCGCGGCGGGTAATCCCGATGCGGTGACCGACCCGACCTTTCTCGGGCAGGTCATCGACGACACCACGTTCAGCTATGTCTGCGCCCTCGACGAGGGCGATGATCCGCTGACCGACCCCAGCTGCTGGATCAAGGCTAACCCGCTGCTGGGCGTCACGATCACCGAGCAATACCTCTCGGAAGTCGTGGCCCAGGCCAAGGCCATCCCGGGACAGCTGAACGGGATCCTGCGCCTCCACTTCTGTGTGTGGACCGATGCCGAGACCGCCTGGATGGCGCGCTCGACGCTCGAGCCGCTGCTGGCCGAGTTCGAGCCAAAAGCAGGTGCCAGCACCTGGCTCGGGCTTGACCTGAGCCAGAACCGGGATTTGACCGCGCTGGCTGCTGTCCAGCGCAATGACGAAAAGGACGGCAAACCCTGCTTTGACGCATGGGTCGAAGTCTGGACGCCGGGCGACACCCTCGCTGCCCGGGCGCTGCGCGACAAGCAGCCCTACGACCTCTGGGTCGCGGATGGATTTCTGAACGCACCGGCCGGCGAAAACATCAGCTTTCGCCATGTTGCCCAGGCCTTGGCCGAAATGGCCTCGGACTACCGGGTCGAGGCGGTCGCCTACGACCGCTATGCGTTCCGGCGTTTCGAGGAGGAGGTCGCCGAGCTCGGGCTGGACCTCGCCTTTGTCGAACACCCGCAGGGCGGCACCAAGCGGGCCAAGCCTGCGGACGAGATGACCGAAGGGCTGTGGATGCCGGGCTCGCTTCGGCACCTGGAAGAACTGATCCTCGAGGGCCGGATCCGGCTCAAACGCAATCCGGTCCTGATTTCCGCAATGATGTCGGCGGTCACCGAGACCGACCGCTGGGACAACAAGTGGCTCTCCAAGCAGCGGGCCATCAACAAGATCGACGCAGCCGTGGCGCTGTGCATGGCAGTGGGGGCAGCGATGGCAGGCGACAGCTCCGGCACCATCGACGACTGGCTGAAGAGCCTCGCATGAACCTGCTGCAAAAGGCGCTCGGTTACATCGCGCGCTCGATCGGCCTCACCGACCCGCGGTTGGTGCAGGCGACAGGCGGTCGCACGACCACGACGGGTGAACTGGTCTCGACCAGCTCGGTGCTGGGCCTCGCCTCGGCTTGGGCCTGCGTCAATCTGCTGGTCGGCACGATCGCTTCGCTGCCGCTCATGGTCTACCGGACCAAGGGCGGCGCACGGACGGTCGCGAGTGACCATCCGCTTTACCGGATCCTGCACGACAGCCCAAACGCTGATCAGACCGCGGTCGACTTCTGGGAATTCATCTGTGCGTGTCTGGAACTGAGCGGCAATGCCTATGCCGAGATCATCCGGGGCAGCAATGGGCGGGTCGTGGCGCTGAGCGTCCCCATCGCGCCGGAATTGATGACGGTGCGCCGTCTGCGCGACGGTAGCCTTGAATACGAATGGTCGGATGGCGGCACTCGCAGCATCGTCAGCCAGGACAACATGCTCCACATCCGGGGCTTCGGCGGCAACCCGCTGGGCGGGCTCTCGACCCTCAGTTTCGGCCGCCAGACCTTTGGCCTCGCGCAAGCCATCGAGCGGGCCTCGGGCGACACCTTCCGCAACGGCGTGCGGCCTTCGGGACTTCTGAAGACTGCCGACAGCCTGACCCTCGACCAGCGCAAGCAGGCCGAGGAACTGCTGCAGGAGAAGTTTGCCGGCGCGATCAATGCCGGGCGGCCGATGCTGCTGGACCGGGGCATGGACTGGGTCCAGCTCTCGATCAGTCCGGAAGATGCACAGATGCTGCAGAGCCGGGCCTTCTCGGTCGAGGAAGTCTGCCGCTTCTTCGGCGTGCCGCCCTTCATGGTCGGCCACACCGAAAAGACCACCAGCTGGGGCACCGGTCTCGAACAGCAGACACTGGGGTTCCAGAAGTTCACACTGCGGCGGCGTCTCAAACGTATCGAACAGGCGCTCGCCAAACAACTGCTCTCCCCCGCCGACAGGCAGGCCGGGCTTGTCATCGAGTTCAACCTCGAGGGCCTGCTGCGCGGTGACAGCGCGGCGCGTGCCTCCTTCTACCAGCAGATGCTGAGCAATGGCGTGATGACCATCAACGAGGTCCGCGCGCTTGAAAACCTGCCGCCGGTCGAGGGCGGCGATGTCCCCCGCATGCAGATGCAGAACGTGCCCATCACGCAGGCCGGTGCCACTGCCG